TAATCCCCCCATGCGACCAAATAAAACCTTATTTTCGCCATATTTATAATTCCAGTCATTAACATAAAACCATATGGAATATGTGAAATTGCTAGAATTGGCTACAGACCCAGTTGTCAATGATTTTGCCGCAATAGTCTGCATCGTAGTTCCAGAACTTAAACTGCTCAAAGTGGTTGAATCTGAAAAAATGTAACGAATTACAACATAAAGTAAAACAACGATAATAATTATGAGAAGCACATTCTTAATATCCATAGTATAATATATTCATAGAAATTATCTTGAATATATTGTGCCATTAAACACCATTAAAATTGTCGTTATTTGCTGCTGCAAACCATTTAAATGACAAATAGTCAACGATTGTATTATTCGGGTCTACTTTAACTGATTGTTCTGGGACATTGTCTTCAATTTTATCCGTAGCCGTTTTAACATCAATATTAACGGGAATTGTAATTACCGGTGGATTGGCTTTTATGTTCGCACCTTTCAAGACATTTTTAACAATAGATTCTTTGCTTGAGTTCGCTACTGGAGGATTTTTATTTTTAACAATGTTGTACAGATAATATATTTGTGACATGCTAAGTTCTGTGTTAAAATATGTTACATTGCATATACCACCATTTACACCATTATTAGAGCCAATTGTAAGCGTGTCCTTTGACATTGTGGGAACTGCCTCATTTGCAGATTTAACCAATTGGCCATTATAAAAAATGTCTAAAGTTCCGTTGCTGTAATTAATAATTATGTTATTCCACTTTTGTAGCAACACATTCTGCAACTCATAAATAATAATATTTCCATCTGCGTCTAATTCTTGGGGATTTTTTAATCTACTCGCACTTCCAATAGCAGGTTCGCCGGCATTTTCCAATGTTATTCTAAGTGTATTTTCCGCAGCATTATAAAGAACATTCGGTTTGTTTCCATAATTTAATAAAGATGTAAATTTGTTCAATGAACTATTAACATTTGGGCTGACAGCATCAATAAAAACCCAAAACGATATTGCATATTTATAATTGTATGGGTTTTCTTCAGTTGTTCCATTTAAATTATCATAAAGGCCTATTGAATTTTCAGTATTTGTATATACAGGATTATTTACCAGCAATGTTCCGCCTTGTTTAGATAAATTTGTCTCTACTTGTTTCCCGAGGAAAAAATAAATAACATATAATAAAATAACCGCAACAAGCAATACATAATATGCGCGGGGGGTGTTTTTAGTTGCTTCTATTGTCGTTGTTAATCCGTTCCATAATCCACTTAAACCAGATTTTCCGGCGGCTGCAGCAGCAGAACCACCAAACCCTAGAAAACTTAATATAGGGTCAAGAATTCCGACTAATATGCAAGGAATGTATAATAACGTGTTAACAATCAATCTGAAAAATGGGCTCTTTTTATAATAAGTTCCGCCGGTAACCAATTTGAAAACTAGAGCTAATATTGCGACAACAATAATTAAATTTAACACAAAAGAAACTATTCCTGATTGACTTGACAATCTTTCAACGCCTGTAACAAGCCAACCAATTAATAAACCAGAAAATATTAAACCAAACAATAACATGAAAATTTGTCGCGCTATTTTTGTAATATTAGACATGCTTTTATCAAAATTTCCTCCAGCATCTCTCAATTTAACATCAGAAAAAGAGAGAACTCCAAAAAATAAAATCCACAAAATAAATATAACAATAAGCAAAATAACAATACCGGAAACTTTGTTTGTTTTATCTGTTCCAGCGATACCGGTTCCAGTTGTAAATCCGCCAGGGTAAGCTAAAATTCCGGCAACAATAACAATTAAAAATACTAAAAATCCGATTCCACCGAAAAGTCCAATGTTTGACAACCCTTTAAATAATCCCCCGGCAGACGCGTCTGCTCCAGGTAAACCAGTTGCTCTTGATCCTTGTATTGTGGGAAGAGTGATAAGAGTAACCAAATAAAGAAATCCAAATATAGCCAATAATATTGTTACAACGAGAGAAGGGCCAAAATAAGTTTTTAAATAACCTCCAGGATCTACCGTGTAAAATAATAACATAAAAACAATGAGACAAAAATATATAAGAGCGTATTTAACGCGTTCATAATTTAAATCAAACCCATACAACTGACCTTTTTCCATTGCTAAATAAAATAAATAAATTCCTATCAACATAGTTGCTGGGAAAAATAAAAAGGAATAAGCGTCAATTATACCTCGCGGAACATTTCTATAGAGAATAATAAGACCAATTATGTATCCAGCCAATAATAATACAAATTTAATTCTACTAATGAAATTCAAAAAATCTTTGTAATTAGGTATGGTCATAAAAACTATGAGTAATATTGCTGCAACAAATGCCACAATCATGATAGCTGTATTAATTTCTTCTTGAGATAAAGCTTTTCCATTTGGTAGATTTGCAGATTTTGAATAGATTAAACCTACGACAACAGAAATGAGAATCAGCATTACTATTATAAATGTTGCGTATATGAGAGGCGTTTTTATTTTTGAGTAACTGTAATTGCTAGAAGACTCGGGAGTTGCACTTATGGTATTTAATAATGGAATAGCTGTAGCTTTTGGAATATCCATAATATATAATTACATTATATTTTATGAAATTTGGCTCCACCTTTCTCAAAGAGAATTTGGCCCCACCTTTCTCAAAGGTGGAATTACATATTTTCCATGGCTGTTTTTTTGCCATGACAGTCCCTACACAAAGCAACCAAGTTGGCAACCTCGTTAGTTCCACCATATTCAAGTCGTTTAACATGATCTACTTCAAACCATGCGTTTAATTGTTGCTTACAATCTCCACATTTCCACCCTTGTTGGGATGCTACATATTTCTTTTTAGTTTCGCTTACAGAACGTTTTGTGCTTTTTCCGCCAGATTGCAATATGCGTTTTTCTGCATTCATTGTTCCAAAATCTGGTGATGAAAACCCTTCTTCGCTGTGCAAGTCGCCCATAAAACTTGAGTTTCTAGATGTTGTTGTAAAATCTATTAAAGGACTTAGCATATCCATAGAAGATTTATCAATTGGCATATATTTAACTACATTGTTTGCGTGGAGCAATAAGTTTTTACATCTAGCTGGATTGCGTTTAACCATGAGATAAAAGACAATACCTAAAAATACGAAAAACACAATTTGAAAGTATTTTTTATTCTTCATTATCATTTTTGTGCATTTTCCATCATAATAAGTATTGTAAGCTAAAAATGCAGTAATTCCAAATATCAGTAATTCTAGTTTCATTAATAATAATATAATGAGATATTATAATTAATGGCGCGGTTCATTTTATGCTGTGTTTCGCCTCGTTTTTTTAGAACTTGACCCGGACTTGGAACTGGATCTAGAACTTTTGCGCGTTTTCTTTGTAGAACTGGACCTTGAAACAGGCCTAGACCTAGAAGTAGAACTAGAACTAGAACTTTTTTGGGGTTGTGTCGTGGAAGTAGTTTTTCTCTCTTCAAATTTAATGCCGGAATTTCTCTCTGCTTTTAAAAACAATGGAGTCAATTCTTCAAGTTTATTAGTCAACTTGTCAACATCAATTGGAACATAACTGCACTCAATAACATACAATACAGCGCTTTTAATTTTATCTATTATTTCCAATTCACAATCACACAACTCGTCGTAATAGTTTTCTAAATACTCTAAAATAGGTAAATAAGTCATCGTGAATCCCCAAATATCCAAATTCTTTAAAAATACTTGAGAGAAATATTCCATCTTATCAAATTTTCCATCACGAGTAAATTTAAAAAGAACATAAGAAATGTATTCAAAAATAAAATAAAATGTGTATTCAAATTCTATGAGGTCATCTTTAAATTGTTTTTCTATATTAATTAACCCGCGCTCAAAAAAAGCCTTAAAAATGTTATTCAACGATTTTAAATGTCCAGGGCCTCTCTCATTAATCCAAGTAACCACATAATTAATAACAAATTCTCTCGTTTCAAAATAAGTGGGGGATTTATGCTTCTTCAAAAACTCACCATGCATCTTAGTAAATGTGTCATTAAATATTACAACTGAAAATGGAAGATTGAATTGAAAAGGCCTTTTAGTTAATGGTTTTGGAATACTATTTCTCTCTTTGAACTCTGTGGATAACCCCCAATCAATGAGTCTTGTTTTAACTTCTCCTCCGTGAATCTCTTGAACGAGAATGTTGGAATCTTTTACATCGCAATGATAAATACCCTTTTCATTCATGGGCAAAATTCCCTTTTTTAATAGTTCAACGAGAGAAATGTTCATCTCTCCCATTTTCTTATAATCCATTCGGGTTGTTTCAATATAATCGCCAACATCTATGCCACCGTATGGCATATTTAATGAACGTAATTTATTTAAATTAGAATTAACATTTGATGATGTTATTTTCATCTTTTTTAACGCACTACACTTTTTGTCAAACCTTTGTAAATCTTCTTCGTCCAATTTATCTGGCTCACATATTGAAAACCTGTCTACTAAAAAATAGTCGCTATAATTTGGTATTCCGTCTAACATTTCTTTGTATTTTTGAATGCCTTTATATTCGCTTTTTGCATACTTTATTTTCATTAGTTTTGTAACATTTTTTTCATTTCTTTCTTGTCCCTTGCATTTGATTGCTGGTTTAAATACGCACCCAAAACCACCGGAACCAATTACTTTTCCTCCTTTCAAAGTAGTTTTTCTTCTAGTAGCACCTGTATAAATTTTGTAATTTGTGTAATTTTTCATTATAATTGTAAAGTATTATCTTAAATTATGTAAAGATAATATTTTTATTCGTCTTCTTTTCTCTCTTTGAAATAACTCAATATATCATCTTTAAAATCATTTGAAAATTCAGAAGTAGGAATTAATATGCCATAATCATCGTATTTTAAATGTGCGAGGGGGGAGAATTTGTGTTTTATTAATATCTGCCATCTCTCTGTATAGTTTCTATTTTTCTTTGAACCGTGATAATAGTGCCTAATAATTCCCGGAGTGTAGCCCACCCGCAATGTCTTTGCTTTAGTTTGATATTCTAAAATGCTGTTATTATAATCTTCGTGATATTCTTCATTTGTCATGCTTTCACATTTATTAATAAATGATAATGCCATTATATTGTCTCCTGATCCTAAAACGCCCTTATCATATATTCCTCCAATTTTTTCATATGCTTTTCTAGTAATTGCCCACGCATAACCTGGATGCCAATAGTCTAGACCTCGTCTTGTATATTTTTTATTCTTGGAAAAACTATAGCCGAAGCTATTGAATATATTTAAATTGGTTTTCTCTCTGCTCATGTCAATGCAATGACTAAACATCTGAACAACATCTT